TCAGGTTTAATGGGCTTTGCTACAGCAGGTCTACCAAGCGTCTTAAGTTTCTTCCAACAAAAGGGCGACCAAAAGCATGAACTAACTATGGCTCGCTTGCAGAACGAACGTGAACTTGCTATGGCTCAAGCTGGTTTTGCATCACAAGAAAAGATTGCTGCTATCGAATACGAAAGCACCATTGTCGATGCACAAATCCGTGAAACAGAAGCCCTACATGCTCACGACACTGCTGTTGTATCTAAAGCATCTCAATGGGTTGTTAACTTTAATGCTATTGTTCGTCCTGCTATTGCGTTTATATTTGTAGGTGAGCTTTTAGTAATCAATTTGGTATCTTTGTTTTGGGCAATGAAAACAGGGGTAGATTTTAACACCGCGCTTGAATTAGTATTCAGTGCCGATGAAATGGCGATTACTTTTACTATAGTAGGTTTTTACTACGGTCGTGATGGCTGGAATAAGAAGTAATGAAAGTTAGTAAAGAATGCCTAAAGATGCTGGCTCACCACGAGGGGGTCAGGCAAAAGCCATATAAATGCCCTGCTGGTTTGTGGACGGTAGGCGTTGGGCATTTGATTGGTGACGGCAAAACATTGCCTGACTCATGGAATAAAACTTTTACTTTGGGCGAGGTATATGACATATTGGCTAAGGATGTCGCACGATTTGAACGAGGGGTTAACAAATACATCACTGTTCCGCTTAGACAAAATGAATTTGACGCTCTTGTATCTTTTTCTTTTAATCTCGGTCTTGGTGTATTGCAGCGGTCAACCCTCCGGCAAGCGCTTAATCGCGGCGATAAAGAGGGTGCTATCACGAGCCTTCTCAAGTATAATAAAGCCGGCGGTAAAGTCTTAAAAGGGCTTGACAATCGCCGCAAAGACGAAGCTGCACTGTTCAGGAAAGAATAACATGCCATTAAAAAAATTAGAATTTAGACCCGGAATTAACAGAGAAGGTACTAATTACGCGAATGAAGGTGGTTGGTATGATTGCGACAACATTCGTTTTCGTTCTGGCTTTCCAGAAAAATTAGGCGGCTGGATACGTTTAAGTAATGATACGTTTTTAGGCATAGCAAGGTCTTTGTGGAACTGGATTGACTTTGATGCCGGTAATAACTACTTAGGCATAGGCACAAGTAAAAAATACTACATAGAAAAAGGCGGAACGTACAATGATATAACGCCTATCGTTCATACCTCTAATACACTTGGTGCAGCTGCGGGTCCATTTACAGCTACAACAGGCTCAAATGTTATTACTGTTACCGATTCATCATACAACCCCGATGTAGGCGATTACGTTATATTTTCAGGCGCAGTAAGCTTGGGCGGAAACGTAACTGCTGCAATTTTAAATCAAGAATATGTTGTAGCTACAGTGCCGTCAGGAACCACATACACAATAGTAGTATCTGTAAATGCTAACTCAAGCGATACATTAAAAGGTGGAGCTACAGTCAAAGCTGAATACGAATACCCTACAGGGTTGGATGTATACACAATTGGTGTTGGTTGGGGTGCAGGTACATGGAGTGGGTTCTATGGTACAGGCAGTGCATCTAACACAGGCTGGGGCGCTGCATCAGTAATTGGTATTGGTCAGCAATTACGCCTTTGGTCTAACGATAACTTTGGGCAAGACCTTGTAATTGCCCCTCGTGGCGGCGGCATCTACTATTGGAAAGATGCGTTAGGCGTACAAACAAGGGCCAAGTTATTAAATACTTTAGCAGACGATGAAGGTTTTGATGGCGATTATGTCCCCCATACAACAAATCAAATATCGGCCTCATCAATACAACGCTTCTTAATAGCCTTTGGTGCTAACTCCTACCTTTCAGGAACACCAAACACAGACTTTAACCCGATGCTTGTAAGATGGTCAGACCAACAAAACCCATATGAATGGGTACCAGCAATTACCAATCAAGCTGGCGAGTTTGCTTTAACGCATGGCTCATTTATTATGGGAGCAATACCAACACGCCAAGAAATACTGGTATGGACTAACTCTGCGATTTATTCTATGCAGTATTTAGGTGCGCCATATGTTTGGGGCTTTAATATCTTGATGGATAACATTTCTATCATGTCACCAAACTCAATGATTACAGTTAATAATGTTACTTACTGGATGGGTGTTGATAAGTTTTACATGTATTCTGGCCGAGTAGAAACACTGCCATGTTCATTAAGACAGTACATATTTGATGACTTAAATAGAGACCAATCATTTCAAGTATTTGCTGGTGGCAATGAGGGCTTTAACGAGGTTTGGTGGTTCTATGTAAGCAACTCAAGCAATGCAACAGAAATAGATAAGTATGTTATCTACAATTATCTAGACCGCGTTTGGTATTACGGTTCTATGGCTCGTTCCGCTTGGCTTGACTCGGGCATCAGACCATTTCCGATGGCTGCAAACTATGAAAACCGTATTTTGTACCATGAGAATGGCTGTTGTGATGGAGCTGGACTAACTCCAGTACCTATTTACTCGTACATTCAATCATCTGACTTTGATATTGGCGATGGTCATAACTTTGGTTTTGTATGGCGTATCTTGCCTGACATAAACTTCAATGGCTCGACTGTTAATAATCCTTACGTTACCATGACTATTAGGCCCCGCCAGAACTCTGGTACACCTTATGGTGAAGCCAACAACCCAACTGTTACAAGCCAGGATAACTTTACATTAAGAGGTGCATACAATATCCAAGAGTTTACTGGACAGGTATACACTCGCATTAGAGGCAGGCAGATGAGCTTTAGGATTGATTCTGATGGACTTGGAGTAGCTTGGCAACTAGGCATGCCTCGTATTGATATTAGACCTGATGGACGTAGGTAATGGCATATAATACCCCATTAAAGTCGATAGCATTGCGCCCTTCAAAGGCACCGAACTTACTCATTGCTCCGGTTGCGTATAGCCAACAATACCAAGACCAACTAACCAATGCATTGCGTCTTTACTTTGCGCAGATAGATAACTTTACACAACCTTTTTCAGGTCCGAATGGGGGCGCGTTTATACAGTTCCCTTTTGTTGCTGCGTCTGATTCCACGATACAGTATGCAACAGCAGCTAATACCCCAACAATAATAAAATGGAATACATTAGACGAAGGAAACGGGTTTACGCTAAATGTAGATAACACTGCCACGGCACAATTACCCGGTATATATAAAATTACATACAGCCTTCAATTCGTTAATAATGACAATGCAATACATAACGCTACTGTATGGCTTCGTATAAATGGGAGTACCAGTGCAGCCGATGTGCCTCGCTCTACAACTATATTTACCTTACCTGCGCGTAAAAGTGCTTTGCTACCCGCATATACATGTGGTTATTCAGAAGTGGTATTTGAATTAAATGCAGGGGATTCAGTAGGGCTATGGTGGGGGGCTGACCAAGCAGCTACATCAGGCGGGGCGGTTGGACTTTATATAGAATCAAAAGTAGCACAAACAACACCTATGGCATACCCTGCAGTCCCATCGGCTATTGGGTCCATAACATTTGTATCAGCGCTGTATTAGTGATATTATTCGCTTAAATAAACAAGGAATTGCGATATGTTTAACAATAAATTTAGTAGACTTTTACCTCATCCCGGCTATAACGTAGGCGGTGGTATTGGCGAAGCCGCTCTTCTTGGTGCTGCATTCGGTGGAGCTAAGGGTTTAGTTACTGGTGAAAACATATTAGAAAGCGCATTGATAGGCGGCGCAACTGGTGCAGTTACTGGTGGTATTTTTGGTGGTGCCGGTGGCAGTGCCGCTAGTGAAGTACAAAACCAAGTGGCGGATACAGCTTTAAATACTACAGTTGAAGGGCTAACTAACACCGCCGCAGACCAAGTAGCAAACAGTTCGTTAAACATGATGAATCCTTACGCCGCTGAAATTGGTGGTGCTAACTTAACATCAGCTCTTCCTCAAGCAACGCAACTAACTAACCAAGGCATTACAGGTCTAGGCGGCATGCAAGCCATACCTCAAGCGGCTGAACAAGCAGTGCAAACAGCTAATGCAGGGTTAACAGGGTTAAATGCCCCAGTAGGTCAAGGCGGTTTGTCTGTTGGTAATACAGGTACTGTTGGTAATGCCGGTATTGCATCGTCAGGCGCACCTACCTCTACAATGGACTTCTTAAGCCAGCCCGGTGTGGATTTAAGAAACTATACTACTCCTGATACTATGTTGGGTAAAGGTTTAGACTGGTGGGCTGACCAAGGTACCGCAGGTCGTGCTATGTATGCTGGTTTAGGCGGAGCAGCAGTAGGTGCAATGGAGCCGATACCATTACCTGAAGAACCCGAAAAACAAAAAAGCAAGCTAGCTGGTTTTGACGCACAACGCTTTACCCCGTACATGCCAGAACAACCTGACCCATACTACCGTGCTCAATACGCTGCTCAAGGCGGTGTAATGAACTCTTACGCGCAAGGTGGTATCGCTGCTTTAGCAGGGGATAACGGCTACCCAATGGGTAGACAGGATAATACTCAGTTCGCAACTCCAAGCCAAATGCCGACAAGCAGTGCGGTAATTAACGCTGACTACGAAATGAAAACCGACCCATATAGCGGCACCCCAGTAGGCATGGCTGATGGCGGTCAAGTGTACTATGACTCTGAGAAAGGGCAGTACTATACCACAAAACAAGGCCTGTTCAATCCTGTGATGGGTTTTAATAGAGAACGGGAGTACATCGGGGCAAATCCAGCAGGTGCTGGTAGCATGGATAATTTTCAAGTATCGCAGGCAACACCTAATGTATACCAGCAAGAACAATATAACCCAGTTCAACTAGCGCAAGCTGCAGCTAATCCAGCGGTGCAACAACAAACTTTAGGTGGTACACAAAACTATTCTTTAGCGGACTCATTACCTTTACTACAAGCAACAAACCCAGGTATCGCCGCTCAGTTTTCTGCACCAGCTCCGGAAGAGAAAAAAGCACAGGGTGGTATCGCTGGTTTTAATTTAGGTGGCTACGCTGCTGGTGGTAACCCACGTTTATTGAAGGGTCCCGGTGATGGCATGTCTGATAACATCCCTGCTACCATTGGTGGTAGACAACCAGCCCGTCTTGCTGATGGTGAGTTTGTAGTGCCAGCCGATGTGGTATCCCATCTAGGTAACGGTTCGACCGATGCAGGTGCTAAACACTTATATGCGATGATGGACAAAGTTCGTAAGGCACGCACTGGCAGTAAGAAGCAAGGCAAACAGATTAAACCAGCGAAGTATATGCCTGCATGATAATTCAAACTGTTAATCCAACGCATATCCATCAGTTGTGGGGTAAAGTTGGACCGATGTTAGAAGCAGCGTGTAATGTGGCAGTAGGTGAGCTAGATTGCACGATTGACCAGTTGAAACTTCAGCTAGTTAGCGGAGCCCAAACACTATTGGTAGCGGTAGAAGACGGTGATATTAAAGGCGCGGCATCGTTATCGGTGGTATCATTGCCTAATCACAGAGTCGCCACATTAACTGCCACTGGGGGCAGAGGTATTACAAACCCAGACGTTATGAATCAAGTAGTTGCATGGGCCAAATCTCAAGGCGCTACGAAAATTAGAGCACATGCTTCGGGTGCACGCATTCGATTGTACCGACAACAACTTGGATTATTAGCTACTGAAACGGTAGTGGAGAAATTGATATGAGTATTTTAAAAGCCCTTAAATGGTTATTGATTGACCAGTTTACATTTAGTGTCAGTGGCGGCGGTGGTGGCGGTCAAACAACTTCCACAGTTAACCAATCAAATCTTCCTGAATACGTACAACCGTATGTTGAGTCAATGCTGGGTGCTGCTCAGAAACAAGTCTATACTATGGATGGCGATACAGTTACTGGGTTCCAAAAGTACACACCATACAGTTCTAACATGAATGACTATCAAGCTGGGTTCTCACCCATGCAACAACAAGCATTCCAAGGCGCAGCTAACTTACAAACCCCCGGTCAGATTGGTGCTGGTTCACAATTAGCAGGTGCATCAGGTTTAGGTTCATTAGGTATGGCTGGTCAACTATCTAATACTGGTAACCAATACAACCAAATGGCTACCAACCCATACGCTACTCAAGCGTTTATGAACCCGTATATCCAAGCATCCCTTACTCCACAGCTTGATGAGATGCGTCGTCAGTATGGTATAAACCAAACCAATCAGATGAGTAATGCAACTAAGCAAGGTGCATTTGGTGGTTCACGTGAAGCGTTAATGGCATCTGAAAACCAACGTAATATGAATACGGCAATGAACCAAACTATCGGTGCAGGCTACGATAAAGCATTCCAAGCGGCTCAACAAGCACAACAGTTTGGTGCTAACTTAGGTCTACAAGGTGGACAAGCCGCACTTCAAGGTTATGGTCAAGTAGGTCAAGCTGCGGGTACACTAGGTCAATTAGGCACACAGCAACTTGCCGCACAACAAGGTATCTTAGGTACACAAAATCAATTCGGTGGCCAACAACAAGCTCAAGAGCAAGCTAAGATTAACCAAGCAATCCAAAACTACGCAACAGAACAGCAGTTCCCAATGCTACAACTGGGCAATATCAGCAGCTTGTTACGTGGCTTACCAATGCAGTCAACAACTACACAAACATACCAAGCACAACCGGGTCTTGCTTCTCAGATTGGTGCGTTGGGTACAGGTGCAATTGGTCTATCTAAACTAGCAGGTGCTAAGGCAGGTGGTAGTACAAACGATATTAGTAAACGCGGTGGTACAGGCATTGATGAAATGCACTTACATGAATTGTTGAGCTATAAGGAATAAGTATGAATAACCCAATGAGCCAAATGGCGGACGCACAAAAGCTAACAATCACACAGCTACAACAAGCACTGCGTAATGGTACGATAGACCCACAAGTGGGTCAGATTGTTTTGGCTTCTAAAATCAAACAATCAAAAGACGCTAAGGCAGCCATGGCTGCTCAAATGCCTAAACAACCACCAGTCGCACAACAAAACATGGCGTATGGCCAAGGCGTGGATACACTGGCTTCTAACTTGCCGACTGTTAGTGCGGCACAGGGTGGCATCATTTCGTTTGAAGAAGGCGGAGAAGTGATTAGGGCTAATGATGGCCTATATGTACCAACTGACTTCAGTGCTCCCGGTCTATCACAAGCGGATGTTGATTATTCTAACGCAATGAATGCGTCATTCTTGGGTAACCCAACATTCCAACAAACAGCAGGTACTATCTTATCTCCAGGTATATCCAGTTTCAATTACCTTGCGGATAAAATAGGTGGCACCGCATGGGTACGTGACCCAAAAACCGGTAAGCTTGTTCGCAGAAGCGATTTGCCTAAACCTACCGCTGCTGATATACAA